CCCGCAGGACACGGTAAACGCCAGCATCATGCGCCTCGGCGTGTACAACAACCTGCCCTACACGGTGGACGAAGTGACCAACATGGCCCCGCTAGCTTTCTCCGACTTCGCTTACGCAATGGCAAACGGTAAGGGCAAGGAGCGCATGGAAGCCAGCGGCAACAAGCTGCGGGTGAACAACACACGGTGGCAGACAATCAGTCTTTGCTCCTCGAACGCGTCCTTCTACGAAAAGATGGTTAAGGCCAAGGCTACACCAGACGGTGAGGTCATGCGCATGTTGGAATACAAAATCGACTATTCCGACGCCGTTCCGATGGATTACGCGAAGCAGATGTTCGACCACCAGTTGTTCGGTAACTACGGACATGCAGGGGCGATTTATGCCGCCTACCTACTCAAAAAGAAGAAGGAGGTGCTTGATACAATCAAACACGTCCAAGCTAAGCTGGACCGCGAACTCAAGCTGACGCAGCGCGAACGCTTCTGGTCTGCCGTTATCTCCGCGAATATCACTGGTGGTTTGATCGCTAGGGAGCTTGGCCTCATCGACTGGGATATGAAGCGCATCTATAAGTGGGCCAGCCAGATGCTACTGGCCTTGCGCGAAGATGTGCAGCCGCCAGCTACCGACCTTGCGACCATCATCGGGGATTATCTGAACCGCCACATGCAGAACATATTGGTAGTGGAAGATAACGTAGACCGCCGCACCCAGCTTCCAATGATGCCAAAGCTCGAACCGAAAGGCGAGCTACTGGTACGCTACGAGCCAGATACTAACCGCATGTACATCGCTGCGAAGCACTTCAAGAGCGACTGCGTTGACTCCCAAATCAACTACAAAGAAACCCTAGACCAGCTTAAGAAGCAGGGTATCTACCTCAAACCAGAGGTGAAGCGGCTATCGAAGGGTATGAAGGTTATCACGCCGGGGGTCTATTCGTTGGTGTTCGACACGTCTGTGGCTGGCTTCCTTAACTTGGATAGCATCGTGGGCATCGACGCTGCGGAGCAGACTGACGAGGTGGAGCAGACCGATGAGAGTGGGGGAGATTGACTACGACATTGACTGGCGTACCTTCAAAAAGGGTAGGTCAATGTTCTTCCCTTGCCTCGACACTGTGGAGGCCAAGCGGAGCATAATGGACGTCTGTGGACGTCTACGGATAAAGATTTTGATGAAAGTCGTCATTTACGACGGGATTAGGGGTTTACGTATCTGGCGTCAGTGAGTATCACCTCGTGTCAGGAAGTTTGCTCCTTCCCTTCGGTACTTCTCGTACCGCTAGCCCCCCAGTTTGCACCAACTGGGGGGCTTTTTATTTCTCTGCCTCCACGCGGCGCTTGAGAATATCCCGCATATATGGGGTCTTACCCTTATCGTCGAGCGGCACACCACGGGTAGCTTTACTTCGCAGTACGGCATTGATAGCATTGCTCTCCACCTCATACAGCGTGTCGATGCTGATGACGTCGGTTGGGAACGTCCTGTTGTACTCGCCCCACTCTTTCATAAACTCTTTATGAGCCTTCGCCACCTCGGGGGTAAACCCGTACTGGTGCTTATCAAGCGCAAGTTTGCGGAACTTAGCCAGTGTCTCGTCACGAGAAGCCTTGACCTTCTGCGTAATCTTCCTGCCTTCATAGTTCTGTTCCTGCCGCTGGCTGGCTTCAGTTGAGGCAAACCCGAGCATCTGGAGCGCAACTTTGTCGCTAGTCCAAAACTCTTCAGGCATCCCAACTAGTTCGCGGTCGTAATTCAACTGGCCTTCTTCAGCAAAGCGGTTGGCTTTGGCCACGTTTGAAAAGACCTTCGGCGTTTTTTCTAAGGCACGGTTGGTATAACCGTTCATCAGATCATCTATGGCTTTGTAGTAATCTATACCCGTACTGGCGGTCGCGCCGCCGAGGAAGTTGAGCATTAATTCTCCCGCTACGCCCTCAGGAGTTTTTGCACGTGGTTCCTCCGGAACGAAGAACATGAAGTCCAACGCTACTGAGTTGGCAACGTCAACATCAGTAATAGCCGAAATCGGCCCTTTTTCCATGGATAGAGCTACTGTAGCAGCGGTATCGTCATCGTACCCGAATAGGTTTTGAACCGTTCCACCCTTGCCGAAGAACTTGGGTATCCAAACATTCCGGAACCACCAGTCAACATTATAAGTGGCCTTGATGTTGCCATCCTTGTCGATGTAGCTCAGGCCACCTTCTTCGTCATCGTCGTCGAACTGCGAAGCGAGCCAAAGCACCATGCTGGCAATACCCATGGTGACGCCATATAGTGGGACACCCTTAACCCCTGCGTACGCAAACAAATTAAGTAGCGTGCCAGTGGCTATCTCAATAGCGGCTACGCGCTCTCCGGGTTCAAGCTTTCCTATTTTAATCGCTGTGTACATATTCCGTATCAGCAGCGACGACATCATATAGGGGAAGCTGTAGAACTGACCGGCAACGCGCCCTACCGGCGATGTCAGAATACGCGGTTTGTTATACGACGAGAAGTCGAACGTAGCCGCTAGCGTGGTATCCACAGCAGCTTCAATGGCGTTCTTCTTTGCTTCGGCGTGGGTCTGGCCCTTCTCCTTGTTCTCTCGGTATGCCAGTTCCAGCGCAGCCATGTAGGTAGCCTCGCGGTTCACGCGCTCCATCTGGTGCATGAGTGACCCCATCGCGTCGAGGACAAAAACCCCACCACGCCAAGTAGCCGTGTGAACACGACCCTTCATAAGCTCCTGAATAGCACTGCTTTGTTGGGGGTCAGCGTTAGCAAAACCACCAATCTCGTTAGCAAATGTATCCATGAATATGTTGAGTTCGCGGCCTTCGTTCCACCCTTCAGACAATACTTCGTAGAGTTCTGGGTCGCTTTCTTCCTTCATCCCAGTTACCGGGTTATCCAGTAAGGTTGGTTGCTCCCAGTTGAAGGTATAGCTGCCGTCTTCCTTCTTTATCGCCGTGAGCGGGCTGGTAGCAAAACCACCTAGAGCAGAAAAGCCGTACTTGGCCAACGCAGCGGTAGCATTAACGTGGCCGTATTTCTGGGCCAGTATCGGGAGCGCCACGATGTGAAGCTGTGTAAGCTGGATAACGCCGGTCTTAGGGTTAGCCAGATACTGGTAGAACGCCGCCTTGTTACCAAGCTCAATCATCTTGTTTAAGGCGCTGTTTCCAAGGGCTTCCGGCGTCAGGCTGTTCATCGTGCGGAGTTCAATCTCCTTGATGAAAACCTCCATCTTCTCGCGGTCAGGCATATCCTTGACCATATCCTTGGCCCGGGAAATCTCTATCCGCAGTTGCTCACCGAACTTGGCGCGTTTCACATCGTTAATGGACGAGCGCCGGAAGGTGGCAAAGTTCTTCAAGATGTCAGTGCTATAACCAGCGCGCATCTTACGAGGAGCCATGTGCTTGCGCATATCGCCAGCCGACATAGTCTGAAGCCATAGGTCGAAGACTTGGCTCTTCAACGCACCAATATCCTTGGGGTTGTCACCAAACAGGTCGAGGACTCCCTTCAACGGACCGCCCGCCATCTGCTCGAAGTTGTTCCGTAGGTCTTCGACGTTACCGATATCGGTGACTTCTTCACCACGGACTTTCATCAACCGCACAAACTGGTTACGCTTGCGCCGCGTTTCAAACATCTTGAAGACGCTATTAGCCCCCGTACCCACACGTGCGTAGTAGGAACCAAAGCGCATGGCCGGGAAGTAGATGACCTGCTCCAATGCCGGTTTGAACTGTGCTTCGAGCTTCTCCAATGCCTCAGCGAGGTCTTTGTCCTTCTTGGTCTCCTTGAGGCGGTTACGAAGCATATTATACTTAGTTTCCAGATCACGGCGATGCGCGTCACGGATAAGCTTGAATATTTCCTTGCCCTTATTGCCACCAAACTCCGGACGACCAAGGTCACGCCAACCAAGCACGCGCTCATCACCGGGCACACCTACGTAGACGCTTTTAATGTCAGCAAACCGACGAGCGATTTTGTCTTCGACTTTCTTTTTGCCTTTGGCATCGCCAGCCGTGACGCTACCTAGTTCGGTCTGAAGCTCCTTGGTTTTCTTGTCGAGCTTGGCATACTCCTCAGGCGTAGCTGCCTTCGTCGGGTCAACCTGATACGCCACGGAAGCGAACTCAAGGTCCGATAGAGCCTGTGCAGCCTTCGGGTACTTCTTCAGGAACTCAGATATCTGCTCCAACTCTTCTGCAAGAAGGCCATATTCCTTGCTCTGGAACCGTGGGATATCTTGCCGAGTGATACGGTCAGACTCTATGAGACCCGGAATGCGCCCCTTAAGGATGCGGAAGATGTCCTCGGTCGAGAGGGTTGGTAGGATCAACTGCCACTTACCTACATCAACGGCGTCAATGGCACCACTAAGGAGTGCCAAGTTTTCCTTGTCACCACGCGCCAGTTTAACGAGGTCGATACCACCACTCAGAACATCAGCAGTGTCGTTGGTAGATGCAATTCGCTTCTGGATACGGTTCATCTTCTCCCGAGCAGCCTTAGCTTTGGCCAGCGCTGTGCGCTTCTGCGCTTCGGTCAGAACGACCTGCTTGCCATTGGATACTACCTTAGGTGCAGGGGCTTCACGTTCTGGAGGTTGTGGGACTATCCCTCCTAATACCTCGCGTTCGCCGGGGCGGAACATAATTGCTTGGTCATGGGCCATCGCAAGGATAGTGGTAATTTCCGCGTCAGAAAAAGCTGCCTTGATGCGCATACGACGAGCAAAGTCTTTTATAATAGCAGCTAGCTTAGCGAACAGGCTTGCTTCAATCCGCCCTGCTTCAGACCGCTGTGCAAGTATTTCCTCGACTGCACGGGCAATCGGGTCTGCGTCCTCGCTATATGCGTCTGGGTTTTGCTCCCGCCAAGCATTAGTTTCAGCCCGCAGGTTGCGGTTGGTGTCGTACATACCACGCAGAACTTTATCCAGCCGCTGCCGGAATTGCTTCGCAAGACCCATATGCCCTAAGGTTTCGTGGAAAAGCGTAGCTACAGCTTCTTCGACAGTGGTTAGGTTATCTGCTATGATGTAGACATTACCATCCGCGTCTATTGCACCTGATGGGGTAAGACTACTTCCACTAATAGCAGCCGCCTGAAGCGCAGGGGGTAAGTCAGCTACTGACTGGACGATATTCGGCATTGGCACACCAGTGCGCTCCGCCGTGTCTTCTAAGATGGGGATGACTTGGTCCAACGTGATATTACCGGGTTCACCCGGACGGAAGCGTCCGCCACCCATAGCTCGCTCAGCACTCCGCGTGCGGGCTGCGTCAAGTTGGGCCTCAATTTTTTCCAGTGGCAAGCGACGTTCTACCGCCGAGGTAAGCAGCTTATGTGTCTTTGCGTCAATCGCCTCGTCAGCTAGCGCCGCCTCAATGTCCGCAAGTACGTCAGTATAAGGGTCGGCTTCTGGCGCTGCTTCCTCAACAGGTGCAGCAACTACCTCGGGTGCGATCTCTTCGGTTACTGGCGCAGGTGCAACTCCTTCTTGCTGCTTACGCGCTTCGATTTCTTGTCGTAGGGTCGCCTCGGCTTCGGCATCCGCAGCTTCTTGCGCTGCTAGCTCTTGCCGTCGTGTATCGACATAACCCTGTACATCTTCCTGTACAGCTACATCAGGCGTAGCCGCTATCTCAGGCGCGGTTTCAACCGTAGGCGCAATACCCAACTGCTGTGCGCTTGTTTGAGCTAAGGTCGGGATAGGGCCAACATCAGGAGTAGTGGTAGCGACTGATTTAATCGCGTCAGCAACAGGAGCCACAGCCACTTCGTCGATGGAAGGCGCAGCCTCAATAGTCGGTGCTGCGACAGTAGTCGCAGGAGGCAGAGGTGGGGCAGCGAACTTCTTGCCTGTAACCGCTTCGAGCGCAGCCATAGGGTCACCGTTATGCTTACCGTTCGCAAGCTGGTTCTTAGCCGCATCGTACTGCTTTTGGTCAACATCGTTGACAAGCTTGTTGTTGAGTATCGTGTCGTTCAGTAGCTGCCTAGCTACGTCAACGCGTTCGGTCAGCTTGATCTTTTTGTTAGCGAGGGTGTTCTTGGCTTCATCTAGTGCACCGACTCCCGCTCCCGCGCCAACATCAGAAACTGATACGCCAGAAACAGGTCGCTCCAGTCCTCCTCCGATAGTTTCTCCAACGCCTGTAGCACTGGGTGCGGGCGGTGCGGTTCCGAAATCAGGAGCAGTGCCTGTTCCAGTTCCTCCGAGGTCATCCACTCCGGTATTAACATCAGCGACATCTGTAGCTCCTTCTGCGCCAAGCATAGTGTTAAGGATTGCTGTGTCGTACAGCTTACCCGCGTCCTTAACGACTTGGTTATAGGCTTGACGTTGAGTTAGGTCAGGGTTCTGGTCACGCAGCGCCTGCGTCTCAGCAGTAACCAAGCGGTAAAATTCCTGCTCGACTTGAGGGGAATTAGCTAGATTCGTTCCGGTCTCGACTTCACCATCTACTCCGCCCGAAACTGCACCTATACCCGCTCCTAGACCCGCGCCAGCAATACCTTCAAGCGTACCGGAACTAATCACACCGCGCATGGTATCAACGTCGAAACCTTCGCGTTGAAGGGCAAGGTTCGTGGCAAGCTTTTCTTGCGCGCCCTGAATAAACTCAGGGGCACCTTCTTTAGCCGCAACACCCAGTGCACGACGTCCCACACTTTTGGCGGCTTCCTTACCCGCTTTTTCTGCAGCAAGACGCCCAAACACACGCTGACCCACTACCTTAGATAGAGCGCCTTCGATACCGGCAACACCCGATATCGCACCTAGCGTACCTCCAAGGAGGATTTGTCCGAGGTTTTCTCCACTATATGCTTGCGCTGCATCGGCAAGAGCTTCGGCTTTAGCTTCTGATACACCTGCTTTTATATACTCTTCGCGCACTGCGTCATATATAACGTTCTTAGTGCCACCTAGCCCCATGAGGCCACCAGTAACAACACCTGCACCAGTAACAACAGCGGCAGGAGCACCTGCATAAGTAGCAGCGGCAGTAGCCCCTATAGGTGCCGCCGCCGTACCGAAAGCCTGTGTAAGTGTATCAATCGGAGCCACGGCGAAGGCGTTAATACCTGCGGCCACCTGATTAAGGATGCCTTTATCCTCGGCTTCTTTTAGGATGCTCGACTGCTTTTGTGCATCCTCCTTGGAAGACGCAGACATATACTCGTCAACCATCTCCTGCACGTCTTTGATTGCTTTACGGATGTCTGTCCCTGCACCCGCAGCACCAGCAATAGCCTCAACCCCGGCCCCGGTGCCTTTCATAATCCCCATGGGTATATCAGCTAAAAAGGCAAGTGGTTTACCCACATAGGGTATTTTTTCTAACGCTGTCTCTTTAACTTGCTTTGTAGGTGCAGCCACGGGGACTGGTGCAGCGTCGGCAGGTGCGACAACGGCAGGGGTCGATTGCTCCCCTAACTGCGCACCAATACGCCTACGAAGCTCTGCTTCAACCTTTTCCTTAGGTATATCCGCTCCAGCTTCAAGCTTATACACACGCCCATCGGGGCCTGTCATCGTGTAAGTGGGCATCTATACAGCTTTCTTATGGGTGTTAGCGTTACACTTACCCTTAGTAGTTACCTAAGTCTATGGCACCGGGGCCAAATTGCCTATCGAGGTTCTTCTTAATCAAGTCCGAGCGGTACAAAGAAGCTTCGGCTGGGTTGGTAGCAAGTAGCCCTTGGTAAGTACCATCTACCGTTAGCATCCTATCAACCAAATCCCCCATCGCGTTGGCAGCACCGATACGTTGTCCCTCAAGTTGCCTACCAGCCACAGTAAGTGACCCTGACGTAGAAATCTGCTGCTGTCGAATACCCGCAGCCGCATTGATTTTAGTAATACGCTCTTGGCTGTCACGACCCAAGGTCTCCCACCGATCACGGAAGTTCCGATCTTGGAATGCTTCTTCAAGTGGAACGATACCCTTAACCACCATGTCAAGAGACAGAGCGAAGCGGTCTGCAAGTTCCTTATTGCTCAACCGTTCTTCAGCGAGCAGTTCCTTGGTTAGAGCGCGCTTCGCACCACGACGTTCCTTAGCAGCAGCTTCAAAACCGGGGAGCGCTGCGCCAGCACCTGCGGTGGCAGCTTGGAGCAAAGAACCGGGCGTGCTTGCCATGGCAATCCCCGCCTTAATCATCGCCATATTCATATCTTCCTTGGCCCGAGACTTCTGTGTCTCTGGAGACATCTCCTCTTCAATGAGTGCTTCAAGCTGCTTCGCCCTCTTGGTCTTATACGGCGATAGCTCATCGAATAGATCGCTGCTGCTAAGAACATTCTGCTTAAAGTTCGCAAGTATGTTAGGTGACGGCGCAAAAGCCCTACCCTGCATCGCCAGAGGGTTCACTTGGGGTGTTTTCGCGCCAAAAGCTGCGATATCACCGGTCTGTTGTTCTTTCGCAAGTTCTTCAGGAGGACTATATGCTTCGTCGTCTACTTCGTTACCCGTGGCGAATGCAACCAATCCACCGCCGCGATAGCCATCACCAAAGCCACCGTTGCTAGGCTCATCGAACATACCGTCAGGCAGAGGCATATCGGAGAGACCGCCGCCAGAAGCGTAAGGAGGGACCATACCGCCTTCAGCCATCATTGGCATTTCACCCTGCGGAGGAGCCGCACCCATTGGAGGCATAGCATTCATAGGCGGCATGGCTGCGGCTTGTGGCGTAGCACCAAGACCCGCCGCAGCAGGAGCAAAGACTTGCTGCGCTATAGTCTGCTGTGGAACTTGGGCTTTCTGTGCCTCTGCATCTCCGCGTTTTTTAAGCATACCAGCGAGCACCACAGCAGTAGGGTCGGCCATACCCATAGCCGCAGCCTTAGCCATTTTTTCTAAGTCGTACCCGTACTGCATAAGGAGTTGCCGGGGAGCTTCCAAGATGTATGGTTTCGAATCCATTTTAAATTAACCCCGCCCGATTAGCCGTGTTGTAGATACCAGCGGCAGCAAGACCGCCACCCATAAGTTGCGAACCTAGCGAAGCGTTGGGAGCATACGTCGTAGACGTCGAGCTAGGTGTTACTGGAACGCCGCGCAGCAAGCTGCTGTACTGCTGCAACTGCTCCATCGGATAGTCACGCTGACGCAAGAAGTCTTGATATTGTTGGTCAAGACGCTGCTGGTTAATCGCTTGCTGCTGTGCCGCTGTGCTTGTCTGCAAACCAAAGCGCGCTTGGTCGGCTTGCGACTGTGCCGAGCCGATATTAGAAAGCGTCTGACCCATCTGGCCAGCCTGTGCCAACCCTGCAAGACCCTGCTGCGAACCAAACTGACGCGACTGCTCCGCCATACGCTGCCTATCAAGGTCAGCTTGTTGGTTAGCCAATGCCGCCTTAAGTGCATTATCCGCATTCATACCCTGAGCTTGGAGTTGCAGTGCTTGGTTGTTGACCCGCGCCTGCTGCTCATTTGACAGGTTAGCTAATGCCACGCGAGAGCCGATATCCGCCCCAAGATTTTGAACACCAAGAGCAGCCTGCTGGTTCTGCTGCGCCGTGGTCATACCCGCTGCGCGGTCACGCTCGAACTGCTGCTGCGCACTCTCATACGCCGACTGCAAACCACGAGACTGAATATCACCCATCTGCTGGCCGAGATTACGCTCACGCTCCATGGAAGCAAGAAGTTGGCGGCTACCGCCATAAGTGCCCTGACGCGCAGAGCCAAGGTCTTGTGCAACCTGCCCACGCCGAGCACTTGTAATGGCTTCGCGCATCTGAGGTTCCAGCGCCTGCTGGATAAATGGCGACATATACTGCGCAGCCTGCTGACCGCCGAACATCTGCGGACCCTGCATCTGGAAGTAATTAAGGCTAGGGTTGTAGTTGGATTGCGCACCCTGCATATCCTGCGCAGCGACTCGTTGTGCGTTGACTTGCTGGGCGTTAAACTGACTCGGGGTATACTGTCCCGCTGCGATTGAGCGGTTCGCAACATCAGAAGCAAGTCCAGTAGCAGTACCAAACTGACCCGGTGTTTGCTGGTTTAAGATATTACTTTGGACACCCCGCTGCTGCTGCGTAAAATCAGCAATACGCTCTTGGCCATAAGTCTGATAAGGCGTCGTTAGGTTCGCCTCTGCACGCTGCATCAACCCTTCATAATAAGGACGTGCATATTCGGGGAGGGTTGACTGGACAACCTCCGATCTCTGTACCTGATTGCTACCGCCACCACCGCCCATATTACGCTCCTAGTCCTGTATCTGCGACTGGCAATTCATATACCTGCCAAAGTGCTTTATATCCATCGTTTTTAAAAATCTTTGACCAACCGATCCTACCAGAAGACTCGATACGATCACAGTCATTATCGTACGCCCAGTGCTGCAACATTTTAAGCATGGGGGCTTTCCACTCCATACCTTCATCGCCTGCGCAAAATACCATATCAAGACACAACATACGCGGGTACTGTTTAAAGCAGGTTATCGTAATACCTTTGATCTCTTCGCCTACAAACGCAACCCAAAGATGGTGGTCATATTGCGTAATCGAGTCGAGGATATCTTCAGGCTCATACCGACCAAAGGTGTACTCCGCAGCTTTACTCAGGTGCGGAAAGATGCGAGGCCACAACCCATTCACATGCTCGGTAGGGATAAGCGTAACTTGCATTATGCAAGGCCGCGACGTACTTTAGTGTCTTGGCCGCGCTTTGCTTTCTTGCGGGCTTTGTGCGCCTTATTCATAAGCGAGTACAGCTTGTCGGCCCCCTTCTTCGGGTTGCCTTTACCAAGGCGGCGCACTGCGTCTGCGGGTACTAATACCTCATCGCGTGCAACACGTGCTGGCTGGTCGCGGCCTATACGAGCAGGAATGCTATCACTTACTCCGTCACCCGGACCATCAATCGGACGGCCACCAATACGGCGAAGAGCTTCCATGCCTGCGTTGCTGCTGCCATTACCAACTTCAGATACCGTGCGCGCATCGAGCACAAAGGCTCCATCAGACAATTCAACTTCACCGCCTCCGGCATAGCTAATGTCCATCTCGCCAAGATCAGCGTCGGTCATATAGGGATTAAATATCTGGTTGTAGCGGTTCTGACCCTTCGTCGCATTAGGGTTCAGAACGTTTTGCATAATCGGCGTGCCCGGTGCAGTGCTGGAACCCGGACGCACAACTTGCCCCTGCATATTGTAGACTTCAGGCATGTCTACGTCGAAGTAGCGCCGCTCTTTAGACGAGCTAAGAAGCTCATCGGTAGATGGAGCAAAAGTAGCTGTACGTCGTTGCGCAGTATAAGGACCAGCATAAGAGTTATCTATTACGCCATCCGAACCCATGGTGCCCATCGAAGGTGCCATTGCATTGCTGATGCCACCCATGACGCCCATGCCCGCTATCATCGGTGCGGCTTTGGAGATAATCCCCGGAGTACCGGCGGGTAAGCCCGCACGTGCCGCATTACCGAAGTTTTGAGCAAATCCAGCAAGACCCGTTTTAGCAGCTTGGCCCGCAACCTGACTAGTAGCGCCAGCTAGATTTCCGGTTACATTAACCGCACCCTCGACAGGGGCTAGTGATAGAGTTGGAGTAAGCCCAGCCGTGCTAGTACCCACAGCACCAGCACCAGCACCAGCACCAGCACCAGCACCAGCACCAGCACCAGCACCAGCACCAGCACCAGCACCA